AGCCCTCACCAAGTATCCTAACGTTCACTTTGTTGGCGATGCATTATCAGCTAGAGGTATAACGGTAAGCGGCGCACAAGGAACATATGTTGCTGAGTCACTTTTGGAGAATTAAAATAAATTTCGTATATTGATATCAAATAAAAAATAATATTATGGGCATAGAAACGGGACAAACATATCCAAAATCAAGAAAATTAGTAAAAACAGATGGTACCATTGCTTATACATGGGATGGTAAATTACATAATTGGGATGGCCCCGCTTTATTGCCTGAAGGTAATGAAAAAAAAGCAGAATATTATCTTTATGGGATGCAAAAAACTTCAGAAGAATGGAAAGAAATGAGACGCCAAAGAGAAGGTATTCCATTCTATAAAAACCAATCAATGAAATCACAACTGTCAGATTATAGAAATTAATATATGAAAATAGGTTTATGTGGTACAATGAGTGTAGGTAAAACTACGTTAGTTAATGCCTTAAAAGAAACAAAACAATTTAAAGATTATATGTTTAGAACAGAACGTTCTAAATATCTAATGGAACAAGGTATTCCACTCAATACAGATTCAACATTAAAGGGTCAAACAGTATTTTTAGCTGAACGTTGTGCCGAATTAATCCAAACAGATATTATTACAGATAGAACAGTAATTGATGTTATGGCTTTTACTATGAATGCTAAATCAATACCATACCAAGATAAGGAAGCATTTGAAACTTACGCTAGTGAATTTATTAGAGAATATGATTATATATTTTATATTTCCCCTCATGGTATTCCTATTGAAGATAATGGAGTACGTGAAACAAATACATATTATAGAGATTTAATTGATTTTACTATTACTACACTTATTAAAAGATATGGTCATAGATGCCCTAAAATAGAAGAAATATCTGGATCTACAGAGGAGCGTATCCAACAAATATTGAATATTACTAATATTTAACATATTTATAACAAAAATATAATATAATGAAAAAATCTGAATTAGCAGCTTTTATTAGGGAAGAAATTAAAGCAACACTTACAGCTGAAGATACACAACAAGATATTAAGGATACTGAGGAGTTAACTAAAGCAATGTCTGATTTAGCTAAGGCAAAAGAAGAAGCTGGTTTAACAGAAGAAGAAGATAAAGAACCATCTAAAGCCGATCTTAAAAAAACTAAAGGTTTAGCTAAAGCAAAGGAAGAACTTGCTCAATTAACTAAACAAATGAAATCCTTAGCTCGTAAATATAAAGAGGCAGAAGGTGAAGAAAAAGAAAAATTAGTAGCTGATCTTAAGAAAAAAACAAAACTTAAGAAAGAATTAGATGCTATTATAGATAAATAAAAACTGTTATGTTTAAGTGGTTAAAAAAGAACTATCAATTATTAGTAATTATAGGGGCTTGTATTTTAGTCTTTAGGTTTTTAGACGATAAAGAAAACTATGTAAGCGAATATAATGATAAAATTACTGCATTAGAACAAAAAGTTGATTCGTTACATCATGTAAATGACGAATTATCTTTTAAAATAGATACCTTAAATGTCCAGATAGGTAAATTAGATCAACAATTAGATTTAAAAGATAACAAGATAAATAATTTAAGATATGAAATTAGCACAAAAGTTGATGCTGTTGATTCTTTTAATGACGATGAGCTTGAAAGGTTTTTCACAGAACGTTACAAACAGTACATCGATTCAATTGAAAAAACCAATAGCGAAACTAGTAATTAAGGATTTAATTACTGGGGATGGAGCTAAAAATGAATTAGCTATTACTATAGATAAAATTAAACTGTTTGAACAAAAAATAGTTTTAAAAGATAGTGTTATTTTAAACTTAAATAATAAAATAAATAATTTTGATTCTATACTTTTAACAAAATCTGACCAACTATTATTATCCCAAGAATTATCTAAAAGACTAGAACAAGATTTACAAAAACAAAAATTAAAAAATAAATTAACTATGGGAGCGGGTATACTAGGGATAGTAGCTGTTGCTATACTAGTAAAATAGTATGTCTGATTTAAAAAAGGTAATACGTCAAGAATATCTAAAATGTGCTAAAGACCCCGTACATTTTATGCGTAAATACTGTTATATACAACACCCACAAAGGGGGCGCATACCATTTAATTTATACCCATTCCAAGAAAAAGTACTCAAGCTATTTAGAGACAATGATTATTCTACTGTATTAAAATCTAGACAATTAGGTATATCTACATTAGCCGCAGGTTATTCTTTATGGTTAATGACATTTCATAAAGACCGAAATGTATTAGCACTAGCAACTACTCAAGCAACTGCAAGAAACCTAGTAACAAAAGTACAATTCATGTGGGAAAATTTACCTTCATGGCTTAAAGTAGATTCTGCTGAAAATAATAAATTATCTTTAAGACTAACTAATGGTTCAAAAATACAAGCAAAATCATCTAATGCCGATGCCGCAAGATCGGAAGCAGTATCATTACTAATAGTTGATGAGGCTGCCTTTATTGATAATATTGCTGAGACATGGGCTTCTGCACAACAAACACTTGCAACAGGTGGTGGTGCTATTGTACTATCAACCCCTTATGGTACAGGTAACTGGTTTCATCAAACATGGGTTAAAGCTGAAAATGGTGAAAATGATTTTTTACCAATTAAATTACCTTGGTATGTACACCCAGAAAGAGATCAAGCTTGGAGAGATGCCCAAGACGCTTTATTAGGTGATCCTAGACTAGCAGCACAAGAATGTGATTGTGATTTTAGCACTTCAGGTGATATTGTATTTTACAATGAATATTTAGAATATTATGAAAAATCTTTTATTAAAGACCCCTTAGAAAAACGTGGAGCAGATCAAAATTTATGGGTTTGGGAATCACCTGACTATAGTAGAGATTATATTGTAGTAGCGGATGTATCTCGAGGAGATGGCAAAGATTATTCAGCCTGTCATGTAATTGATACTGAAAGTAATGTACAAGTTGCAGAATATAAAGGACAAATCAATACTAAAGATTATGGTCATTTATTAGTAGGTTTAGCTACAGAATATAATGAAGCAATGTTAGTAATTGAAAATGCAAATATTGGTTGGGCAACTATACAAGTTGCTATAGATAGACAATATCCTAACCTCTACTATTCACAACGGAGTGACTCCCCAAATGCTGATTCGTATTTTGATAAATATCAAGACCACTCCAAAATGGTAGCTGGTTTTACTATGTCATCTAGAACACGTCCTATGGTAATAGGTAAATTTCAAGAATACATTAGTGATAAGGGAGTAACAATACAATCTAGGAGATTAGTAGAAGAAATGAAAGTGTTTATTTGGAAGAATGGTAGAGCAGAAGCCCAAACAGGATATAATGATGATTTAGTTATGTCATTTGGTATCGCTATGTACATCAGAGATACAGCACTAAAATTAAGACAAAGAGGTTTAGATGCAACCCGAAATGCATTAAATAATATAACAGTAAATAGAACACAATATCAAGGTGGGTATTTTTCAAGTGGAACAGATAATCCTTACCATATTGATACTCAAAATGGTGATAAAGAAGATATTAGTTGGCTTCTTAGATAATATTTATAACAATAACTATATACAATGGCAGATACAGGCTTATTTAGTAGACTACAAAGATTATTTTCAACAGATGTAATTATACGGAATGTTGGAGGTGACCAAATAAAGGTAATTGATAGTAGTGCAATACAACAAAATGGAGAATTACAAACTAATTCTTTAATAGACAGATATAATCGATTATATTCTACTAATCCTTCATCTTTATATGGAGCCCAATTTAATTTTAATTACCAATATCTAAGACCCCAATTATACTCAGAATATGATGTAATGGATCAAGATGCAATTATTGCTTCTGCTCTAGATATTATAGCGGATGAATGTACTCTTAAAAATGATATGGGTGAAATTTTATCCATTCGTTCTTCAAACGAAAATATCCAAAAAATATTATATAATT